CCCCGGCAAGCTGAATGCGGAGCAACGCCAGGCCGCGCAACGTTCCTGGCAAGCATACAAAGGCGGTTCCACCCCGATCCTCGAAGGTGGCATGGACTTCCAGACTGTGAGCATGACGCTGGAGGATGCCGAATGGATCGCCGCCCGGAAGCTGTCCGTTGTGGAAGTGGCCCGCCTGTTCCGCGTTCCCCCGCCGATGATTGGCGACCTCGAAGCCGCGAATTATTCAAACGTGGTAGAGCTTGCCCGCTTCTTCCTGACCAACACCCTGCGCCGCCATCTGGTTGTCTGGGAGCAAGCCATTAGCCGCCAGCTATTGAGCGAGGCCGGAAGGCGTATCTACTTCGCCGAACACAACGTGGAAGGTCTGTTGCGTGGCGACTCTCTCAACCGTGCCGAGTTCTATTCCAAGGGGCTGGCCGATGGCTGGCTGGTCATTGATGAAGTCCGCCAGCTTGAGAACATGCCCAAGCTGACCAAGAGCGCATGAACTTCAATGATAACTATCGGCGCACTCTCCGAAACGTAGCCATGATGAAAAAGACACTCAAGCAACGCCAGGAGGAAACAGGCCGCACCCTGGCACTCAATGGCGCAGCATGGCGAAAGCTCCGCGCCGAGGTACTGAGCAATCACCCGCTCTGCGAGGACTGCCAAGCCCGCGGGCTGACCGTTGAAGCAACGGATGTTGACCACCGTGACAACAACCCGAGCAACAACGACCCGCGCAACCTTGCCAGCCTGTGCCATGAATGCCACTCGCGCAAGACTCAGGCGGACATGGGCAAGCGTGTTAATTGGGGCTGCGATGTCAATGGTATGCCGCTCGACCCTAACCACCCTTGGAACCTGTCATGACTTGGTCGCCCGAACTGGAAGTGTTCATGCGGAGCTTGTTCAAAGATCACTGGCAACCGACGGCCACGAACCGCCCGGTTCCTCGTTCTTTATTGCTTACTGCCTAAAAAATAGGCAACTGACCCTATGAAGATGACCGATAAACGCCGCCGTTCTGACTCTGCCGCTGCTGCTGTGGCTGCCGCTCAGGCTGCTGCCCTTGGCCCGCTTGATCCCCCTTCCCATATCACGCTGCCAGTAGAGGCTAGACCGTTCTGGGATGCCATTGTTACCGCCCGCCCGCGTGATACCTGGACAGTCTCGGATATGGCGCTGGCTGCCAACCTTGCCCGCGTTCAGCTTGCCATTGAATCCGCCGCTATCGGCTCAGACGATCACGCCAAGCTAACCCGGCTGGCGATGTCACTGACTCGGGCGATTGCGGTTAATACCGTCGCAACTGTGGGCCGGCGTGCCGACATTGCCAAAGGTGCCGAGCTAGAGCGCCAGGCCCGAGAAGCCGCCGACGATGACCTGATTCCTACCCTGCGAGTGGTCGGATGACTCGTGCCGAGAAAGTAATCCGCTTCGTCGAGAAGTTCTGCGTTACGCCGGAAGGGGCGGATGTGGGCAAGCCGTTGAAGCTGGCCGACTTTCAAAAGCAATTCATACGGGACGTTTACGGAAATCCACACGGCACACGCCGGGCTTACTTATCGTGCGCCAGAAAAAACGGGAAGAGCGGCCTTGTATCTGCGCTGCTCTTGGCTCATACGGTAGGCCCGGAAGCTCGCCTTAATTCAAGTATCGTTTCAGGCTCCAATAGCCGCGACCAAGCCGCATTGGTGTGGAATTTGGCCGCCAAGATGTGCCAGCTATCCCCCAAGCTGTCCGAGTTGGTTCGTATCATCCCGAGCGGAAAGCGGATTATCGGGCTGCCGTTGAATGTCGAATACCGGGCGTTATCTGCTGACGCTAAAACGGCGCACGGATTAAGCCCCGCGCTCTGCCTCATTGACGAAATCGGCCAGATACGAGGCCCGCAATCGGACTTTATCGACGCACTGACAACCAGCCAGGGCGCACATGCTGACCCGCTGTTGATCGCCATTAGTACGAGCGCCGCCAGCGACGCGGATTTGTTTTCTGTTTGGCTGGACGATGCCGAGCGCAGCAAAGACCCGCGCATTGTGTCGCACGTCTATAAGGCACCCGAGGGCTGCGACCTGATGGACGAGAGCGCCTGGAAGGCTGCCAACCCCGCTCTAGGGCTGTTCCGTAGCCTCGACGATCTACGGGAACAGATGACGCAAGCCCAGCGTATGCCGTCCATGGAGAACACCGCTCGAAACCTCCTGCTGAATCAGCGAGTTTCCACAGAATCCCCGTTTATCTCGCCTGACGTGTGGAAATCCTGCGCTGCCGATCCTCTGCCGTTTGAGGATGCCCCGGTATATGCCGGACTCGACCTGAGCGCACGGACTGACTTAACCGCGCTTGTCCTGATCGCCCGTATTGATGACGTGTGGCAGGTTCGCCCGTACTTCTGGACACCTGCTGACGGCCTGCTAGACCGTGCCAAGCGTGACCGATCGCCCTATGACGTGTGGCACCGCCAAGGCTATCTACGCACCACCCCAGGCGCAACCGTGGATTATGGTTTTGTGGCTCAGGAAATGGCCGAAATCCTCGCCGACGTGAATATCCAAGCGATTGCGTATGACCGCTGGCGTATCGACATTTTCAAGCGGGAACTAGAGCGGATTGGTATCGAGCTTCCCCTGATCCCCCATGGCCAGGGATTCCGCGACATGGCGGGCGCTCTGGACTCACTCGAAGCCGAGTTACTCAATTGCCGCATTGCTCACGGCAACCACCCTGTTCTGAGCATGTGCGCCGCGAACGCAATCACCGAAAAAGACCCGGCAGGCAATCGGAAGCTATCGAAAAGTAAAGCGACTGGCCGCATTGATGGCTTGCAAGCAATGGCTATGGGATTTGGCGCTGCCGCAACGGCTGAAGAATCTATTTCATTTGATGGCGAGATTTATTTTGCCTAACCGGACTATGACCACGAAAAGCTGCCCGATGTGTCGCCGCTGTCTTGGCAAAGCTGACGGACTGGTAGCAGACCAGGACGACGCAGGCCAGCATTTCAGCTTCGCCATTTGTGCCTCTTGTGCGATGCGGTATCAGCGATGGTCGCCTGCCATCCGTAAGCAACAAATACGGGCTGCCATTGGATTGGTTGCCATGAACCCCCAGCGATACGAGGTAAGGCTCCACGATAGCAAGGCCGCTGCGTGGCTTTATGTTGAGCTAGAGGTGGCTGCTATCCGGCAAGCGAAGTTAATCACTGTTTGATGTTCTACCCTAGCCGGGAGGGCGCCTTGCGTGACCCCGGACGGATTAGACGGCGAGTACCGTACCGAAACCCCGTCAGCTTGTGGAACCGAGCCTTTCGAATACCTCCACGGTGCGTGACAAGGTGGAAAACCCAGACGCGGGAGCCTGGGTAATCTGCAAAGCTAAGGAAGGGGCCGGAGTGATTCCGGCCTTCTTTCTTTTTGTAGTCTGGTTTGTATAACGCCGACCTACAAAACAAAAAAGCCCTTGATAAACAAGGGCTTAAATGTAAAATTGGCGGAGAGGGAGGGATTCGAACCCTCGGTACTTTGCAGTACGCCTGATTTCGAATCAGGTACATTCGACCACTCTGCCACCTCTCCGCGGGAGCAAAATAATAGCACAAGACATGCGCTGGATAGAACGCCTGTTACTGCTGATCAGCGTTTTTTTTATCGCCGCCTGCGGCGAGAGCATTACGCGCCTGCCTTTCCCGACCCCCGCCCAGCATGACCTCATCGTTCTTACCCGCCCGGGCCAGCTGACCTATGTCACCGACGAAAACGGCAACCCCGGGGGCCTTGAATACGACCTGGCCCAAGCCTTTGCCCAGGAATTGGGCGTGGGCGTCAAATACATCGTCGACAAGCCCGAGGAACTGGAATCCAGCCTGGTCAACAGCGGTTATCACCTGGCGACTGGCTGGCTTTCGCCGGGCTCCGCCCCCGACCTGGTAAACACGCCGCCAATTTTTCAGACCCGCGATATCCTGCTTCAGCACGAAGCTTCCCTGCCCTTGACCAGCTTGGCGCAACTGGGTGGCAAGACTGTCCATGTCATGGCCGGTTCACGGCAGGCCGAAACCTTGCGCCGGCTGGCCAAGGAAATTCCGGATCTGGTGGTTGTCGAGTTCAACGGCAGCGATGTCCTCGCCCTGCTCGAACAACTGGGCGAGCGGCGCATCGAATTCGTCGCGCTCGATGAAAGCCTGGAAGACATCGCCAACCAGTACGTTCCCAACCTGCGCTCATCGCTGGCGCTGAGCGACACCCAGCCGGTGGTCTGGGTGCTGGGCAAGCACCCGAACGTCGAACTCAAGGCACGTGTCGACAGTTTTGTCGAACGCGTGCAGCGCGATGGCACCTTGGCCCGGCTCGAGGATCGTTATCTGGGCCACGTGCGACGCCTGACCCAAGCCGACATCGTCAAATTCCTGGGTGAAATCGAAACCACGCTGCCCAAGTTCCGCAAATCCTTCCAGGCTGCGCAGGTACTGACCGGGCTCGACTGGCGCCTGATCGCCGCCGTCGCCTACCAGGAGTCGCAGTGGGACCCCAACGCCACCAGCTATACCAACGTGCGCGGCATCATGATGCTGACCGAGGAAACGGCCGACCGCCTGCAGGTCAGCAACCGTCTGGATGCCAACGAAAGCATCCTGGCCGGGGCGCGCTACATCAACCTGCTCAAGGATCTGCTCCCCGAGGAGACCGAGGAACCCGACCGTACCTGGCTCGCCCTCGCCGCCTACAACATCGGCCCCGGCCATTTCAACGCTGCACGCACCCTGGCCAGGCAACTCCAGGCCGACCCCAACGCCTGGTACGAAATGAAGCGCGTGCTGCCCCTGCTCGCCCAGCCCAAATACGCGCAGCAGCTGAAAATCGGCAAGGCACGCGGCGGCGAGGCGGTCATCCTGGTCGAAAACATTCGCAGCTATTACGACATCCTGCTCCGCAATACATCCCCCCTGGCGCCAACGCCCGCCGCGGCGGAAGGCCTGAAGAAACTGGTCATCGAAATCGAGGAACGGCGCAAGGCCTATGCCCGGAAGATGGCGGCCGCCAAGGCGATTGCCGCGGAAGCCCCGGCCGCGACGGATGACGAACCGCTGCGTTTGCCGACCATCGAGACGAGCGAGAAAAACTGAGGTCGACGAAAAAGCCCGCCGGACAGGCGGGCCTCATTGGCTGAGCGGGCGATCAGCGCGGCAGGATGACCTCCAGCCCGCCCATGTAGGAACGCAGGGCCGGCGGCACCACCACGCTGCCATCGGCCTGCTGGTTGTTCTCGAGGATGGCGACCAGCGTCCGGCCGACCGCGAGGCCTGAACCGTTCAGCGTATGGCACAGCTCCGGCTTGTTCTTGTCGTTGCGGAAGCGCGCCTGCATACGACGGGCCTGGAAGGCAGCGAAGTTGGAGCAGGACGAAATCTCGCGGTAGGTATTCTGGGCCGGCAGCCAGACTTCCAGATCGTAGGTCTTGGCGGCAGAGAAACCCATGTCGCCGGAGCACAGCACGACGCGGCGATAGGGCAGTTCCAGCGCTTCGAGAATGGCTTCGGCGTGGCCGGTCAGCTCTTCATGCGCAGCAGCGGAGTGGTCGGGATGGACGATCTGTACCAACTCGACCTTGTCGAACTGATGCTGGCGGATCATGCCGCGCACGTCGCGGCCGCCCGAACCGGCTTCGGAACGGAAGCACGGGGTATGGCAGACGAGCTTGAGCGGCAGCGCCTCAAGGGCGAGGATTTCGTCGCGCACGATGTTGGTCACCGGCACTTCGGCAGTCGGAATCAGGTACAGCGGATCCTGATCGCCACGCAGCACCTTGAACAGGTCTTCCTCGAACTTGGGCAATTGGCCGGTGCCGAACAGGCTGGCGGCGTTGACCAGATAAGGCGCATAAACCTCGGTGTAACCATGCTTTTCGGTATGCGTATCGAGCATGAACTGGGCAAGCGCCCGGTGCAGGCGGGCGATACCGCCCTTGAGCAGCGAGAAGCGGGCGCCGGAAATCTTGGCGGCGGTGGCGAAATCGAGCTGGTTCAGGCCCTCGCCGATGTCGGTGTGATCTTTGACCTCGAAAGCAAAGGTCTTCGGCGTGCCCCAACGCTTCATCTCGACGTTGGCGGTTTCGTCGGCCCCGACCGGCACCGAGTCGTCCGGAATGTTCGGCAGGGTGGCCAGGATGGCGTTGAACTTGTCCAGCAATTCGCCGAGACGGGTTTCGGAAGCCTTCAGCTCGTCACCCAGCGCGCCAACCTGGGCCATCACCTCGGAGGCATCCTGGCCCTTGCCCTTCAACATGCCGATCTGTTTGGACAGGCTGTTGCGCTGCGCCTGCAGGTCTTGCGTGCGCGTCTGCAGCGTCTTGCGCTCGGCTTCCAGCGCCTTGAATTCGGCAAAGTCGATGGGCTTGCCGCGCTTGGCGAGCCCTTCGGCGACGGCGTCGAGATTGGTGCGGAGTTGTTGGATGTCGAGCATGG